CCTACACGGCCGCCGTTAGCAGCAGTAAGAGTATTTCTGTACTGTCGGTCATAAAAGTTGGGATTTAAAGCGTCGAAGCCCGGACCTTGGTACCTATCGTTGTCTTTGTTTTGTTGATCCGAACCAAAATAATTTATACCACCCTCAACGAGAGCTTGGGCTAATCTAGGATTATTTTTTAAATAATTAAACCCTTTGCTGAAAAAATTACCTATGCCACCGCCGCCAGCATTTGCTTCTGCTATTTGATCCAAAGCAGAAAGTTCATTGCCCGGAGTAACAGTTTGTCGAAACAAATCAGTAAGAGAACCACCGTCACCTCCAACGTTTTTAAACAAAGATCCTAAACCACCCTCGCCAGTGCCCATAGGACTACTGAAAGAAAAAGGATTAGCTCCAGTAGCAAACGGATTTCCTTGTAAATTACCCATGCCGCCACCAATAGCTCGTCCTGCTTGACCCATGACATAACTTTTAGCGCCTGTTTTCAAAGCGTCAGTAATACTACCGTCTCTATCTAAACTAGATTGAGCAGACATAGCCGCACCAATTAGTGGGTTGAACATACTAACTATCGGCGCAAGTTTACCGCCTATTGCTGCCACTTCATTAGGCATTATTTTTCTATAACGCTCTTTAACTTTTTTAGTTAATTTAGATACTTTTTTAACAATTTTTTTAAAGAAATAAGTAGGGATGCCAGCTTCAGTTAATTCTCCCGAACCACCGTGTGCTTTTAGTAGACGTGCTTCGTCTTCGTTGATAAAAGCTAAAGATTCCCCTTCGGGCGCAAATTGCGATAATAATTTTCTAGCTTCTGCTATTGATTGTTTTTTATTAACCATATTTTAACTCGCTGCATAAAGTGGTAAGTAATAGATAGTACCACCTTGTTTAACTTTTACAAATCTATTTATTCCGCCTGATACGTTTCCTGTGGTAGTCACTACACTGTTAGTGTTAGCGGCACCTGCGGTTCCGTCAAACTCAATAAAGGGAGCATCGACATCGTCTTGGTCTAATGTTATGCAGGGGAAGTTTCCCGACCCTGAGTATTGAATCTTAATAGATTCCTTACTTCCGGATTGATTGACATCTAAGTTCGTCAAAACACCTACGCTAGTTATAGCAGTTTGGGCTGCTGTGGTCAACGTTAAATCTGCCATATAAACCTTAATTTCTGAAGCGGGCACTTTTACAGAATTACTGTTTGCCGAAGCCCCGTCATTCATTATAAAAGTATCTACATCAGCAATGTTAAGATCTGAGGTGTTAAAAGCTGTTGCCCCTACTATATCAATAGAAGTCACGTCAATATCTGCTGCTATACCCGATAAAGAAAAACCGGTACTAGTGTCTATGTCGTCTGTTGATACCGCTCTATCAATCTCAAGAATATTCTGTTCTAGTACACTAGCTAATAAATTAACATGTTCGCCTAAAGCGTCCGTTGTCGGTGGTCCGTCAAGCGAATTAAATCTAGGTAATGATCTAAACCTTGATCCAGACATTATCTTTTCCCATCCGCTTTTAAGTTTAAACGAATATCGCCCAACCGCCAATGAGAACTGGTAGCGTTACTAGATAACTGTAAGGACATTTGACGACCCCTAGCTCTTATACTAGCATACTCAGTTGAAGTAGCCAAAGTTTCGGTGGCTTCAGTTATTTGTGTAGAATTAGGGAAAAATCTAAATTTTAAATTAGCAGTGACGGCACCTACTTGGTCATCAAAATCAGGAACTATTTTATCTACAAACATAATGTCATCACCATCTTGAGGTAAATCAATATCCGCTGATTTTAAATCGCAAGCCATAGCCGAAGACTCATCGTCAGTCCCTGATTCATGCGTGTAAATAAAAGAACTAGAAGCTGCTACTGAACTAGCAATTGGGTTGTCGTAAATTCCTTCCGGTGCCCAAGCGCCTCTAACCAAAGTGCCTATGGACCATAATTTTTCTTTGTAGTTATAGATTACATAATTAGTAATATCATCACTAGCGTCATTGGAACCAGTCGGATAGTACCACCACACTTCATTAAATTTTGGATTAATGCCAGCAAAACATTTCATTTTTTGTTGTTTAGTTAAATTGTCAAAGACGTGTCTTTCTACCGAACACGGTATTTGTTGGACTCCACCTGAAAACATATAAAAACCATCATTACCCATCCAAAACACAATACCATTAAATTCGGCTGCTGCTTTAGGTCCTGCGATACCGGCATTCTCTGCTACTTGTTGGAATGAAAATACATCTGGTTGACCTACAAAAGTCATAGTAAACACTGAAGTATCTGAAAACAAAAGGATGGTACCTCGTGTTCGGATACCACCTAGTAATAAATTACCGCCGGTTAAAACTTGTGCTCCAGCAAAATTAGATACCGTTGGAGTAAAATCTGTTATGTCACCTAAATCCGAAAAAGCCACGTTCATAGGGCTGCTGGCAGTACCATCGTGCGCTCCATATAACACAACTTGCCTTGATGCGGAGTTAACAATAACTCCGTTCGCATTTGACGGAACTCCCGACGTAGTTTCCGTAACAGCATTGGTAGAAGAATTTGATTGAAACGCACTAGTGTCTAATCTTACTAGTCGTCCACCTATACCGTTGACACCAATTAAATCTTCACCAAACCTGTCTAATGTCCACATAGTTGCATAAGTGTAAGTACCTGAACTAATTGTTGTGTGTTGTGCGCCCGCCGTATAGTTAGAAGCAGGAGTAATATCAGTGTAAGTACCGGCTCCGTCATCGTATAAATATAAATGACTGTGGGTGCCTATACCTATGTAACGATTAGAGTTATTTGCACGATAGGGTAGCAGTGCCCTGACAGTTCCACTTGCAATACTATCGGTATCAAGCTTTACCCAACCACCTATTTTTTCTGGACGGCCTTTCATAAAACGTATTTTATCTGCGTCTATCCATTTACCTTCTTGTGAGTAAACCGTATCGTCTTTAAATATGCCGGGAGCTATTTTAATTTTAGATAAAGGCATTAGCTTAACCTTATTAAAGCTGTTGTCGCCGATGCTGTAGGTAAAGTTATAGTTAGAGTGCCTCCAGATACAGATTTAGTTGAGCCAAAATCAATAACTGCAATAGCTTTGTTGCTTGCCGAAGAGTTGTAGATAAGAGCGCCGGCCGCATCTGTTATAGTTGCACTAGTAAATGATACATCATCAAAATCAACAAAGGCCGTTGTTCCTGAAGAAGCTACTGCTACGTTAGCGATCGTCGCCCCACCTGCAGTGTACCCAGTACCACTAGCTTCATTAGTGGTCGAGTAGGCTGTGGTGCTGGCACCGAGAGTAGCGCTAGACGTATACAACGCTAGCTTTAATGTATGTGTGTCTAAATCATGCGTACCTTCAAGTAGCTCTTCTTTAAACGATGTGCACATTGTTTGTGTTATTGCCATAATAAATCCTTACGGAGTAATAGAAGTCCAAGACTCCGTTGTTGTGGTTGCACTAAGTATAGACCAAGATTCTGTTGTGGCCGAAGGGCTAATAACCGACCATATTTCTTTACCTATATCTGAACTACCTCCAACTGATACTACACCAAAAGCAGTCTCACCAAAAGTAGAAGTTTCAAATTCAGACGCAATATCAGTTGAAAGTGTTTCAAGGACATATACAGGGGACCAGTGTTCAGCAGCCATTATTCAACCTTTTCTTCTTTGTCTTCTTCTTTGTCTTCTTCTTTGTCTTCTTTATCTTTACTTAACTCAACAATCTGTGCTTTTAACACAGAATTTTCAGCTTGTAATTTTACATTAAGGTCTAACGCTTGATTTCGTTGTCCTGTCAATGAAGTTATCACTGCGTTTATGTAATTTGTTGTGTTGTCGTCCATGGTTCTTCCTTTCGTTTGGTTAAAATTATTCTAGTGCTGCCACTTTAGTTTCTAAAGTTTCTATTTTTGCCATAGCTTCTTGTAAGGCTTTAGTTAACATTGGTATCATAGCTGTTGTATGAATAGTTTTCATATTTTTTGTATTTTTAGCATCACCAATTTCTTTGCCTTCAGGTAAATTTCCATCTGCGTCTTTATCTGCTTCAACATATGTTGGGTCAGGGTGTAGATTGCGTTCCTTAACTAAAGCTGGAAAAACAGTTTCAAATTCTTGTGCTATAAATCCAATATGCTTATGAGTTCTATTTGGGTGATGTTCAGCTTTCCAAGTAAAGTTTCTTACTTTCAAGGCTTTAATGTCATCCCATTTAGCAGTAGCATCGGCAATGTTTTCTTTAAGTCGTTCATCTGAAGCGTTTGCTACACCATCTGCTAGAATATCACCAGCAGCATCAACGTGAAATCTTTCTGCACCTGTATCACCACAAGAAATAAATTTATCTGCACCTGCACTATCAGGAGCACCACCAGTATAAGCTATAACTATTCCTCTAGGGTTATCAGCATCACTATGCACAATCCTTATAGCTTCTTTATTGTCATCACTACTTCCTATTTGCAAAGCCTGATTGTTATTATTTCCAACATTTATTCGAGAATCACCCTGAGTAATAATACCACTATTAAAAGTTGCTAACCCAGCAGCAGAAGCATCAAATGTCATAGCACCAATAAAAGCACCACCAGCATTAACTTGAAATACTAAATCACCATCTACTACTGTACTTCTATAAATCATATTATTACCAGAAGATGTCATTCTACCAAGTTCAGTACCACCTACATCATGAACAAATCCATCTGCAAATACATTACCCGCAACATTCAATACACCGCCTAAGTCAGTAGCAGTACCAATATTGACATGGTCATTAGCAGCATCAACAAAGATCATATGTTGTTTATTGTTAGATTCTACTCGGAAGTCTATGTCTTGTGAGTCATCATTGAATACAGTTTCAGGGGTTACAGAACCCATCCATATTCTACTTCTAGCTGTTCCCGCTAACATAACTGACGCAAGCATAGCACCATCTTCTTGACCATCAGTTATATCTTCAACAAAACTAAATATATTAGCTACAGTAATATCCTGTGAAGCACTATTCCTAGCATCAAATCTTATGTAACCAGCTTGATCTCCGTCTGCAGGTGAACTAGAGTTTCTGTAAAGTTTTATAACTGGTCCAACATTATTATCTTGGTCAGTTGAGATTAATGTAAGTTGAGGTAAATTAGATCCATTTTGTACAACAATACCGCCATCAACATTTAAGTCTCCACCTAAGTCATCAGAAGTATTAATGCAAACATGGTCATTACCACCATCTACAAATATTGCGTGAGTCTTACCACTAGATTCTACTCGGAAGTCCATGTCAATACCGCCTTCGTTAAGTACAAAACCAGCAGGATTCATTCTTAAAAATTCTGTTTCAGAACCATTAATCATTAGTAGATGTCTTACTTGTGCATCTTCAGCACCATCACTTACATCAGAACTTTGAACATCTTGTCTGTAAAATAAAACATCTTGAGCATTATCATTTCTACCTGAAAATTTTATTTGACCTAATACATCATCATCACCTTCATCCGTACCTTGATTTCTGTATAAATGTAAATTTGGACCAGCATTAGCATCTGTATCAGTTGAAATTAGTGTAAGGTTGTCATTATTACCAGAACTTATTATGGTGACTGAATTATCAGGAAATACTACGTTAGTATTTTCATCCATTGTAAATCCTGGTGTTGTACCAAGAGTACTTCCAAGTCCAATAGTTAATTTATCACCTGAATCATCTAATCCAATATGAAAGTCTTGTGCGTTGCCATCAAATATAATCTTAGCATCCTCTGCACCTGCGTCACCTATAGTTAATGTTGGTGTCGTTCCACCTATTGATGAAGCTCCATTAGATGCAAAGCCACCATTAAATACTGTAGCTGCAGTTGTAGTTAATACACCAGTTACTAAAGCAGTAGTTGCCATATTAACTGCACCATCAATATCTACGACATCAAGGTTAGTAGTACCGTCAACATCTAAATCACCATTAAAATCTGCATTACCAGCAAGTGTAAGTGTAGTTGCCATATCAACAGCACCGTCTATATCCACTACATCTAAATTAGCTGTACCAGCAACATCTATTGCTCCACTAATATCTAAAGTGGCAGCATCAAGTTCACCAGTAATAGTTAAATTTCTAATGCCAGTATAATCTTTATTTGAATCTAATATAACAGCTTTAGAAGCTACAGCAGTTCCTACAGCTGTAGATCCTATATCAAGAGCATTTAGCTCACCAACAACTGCGGTAATGCCATCTAATGCATTTAACTCTGCTGCTGTAGAACTAATTGCTGTGCCGTTGATTGCTAATTTTCCTGTGACAACATTGAATGTTGCATTGTCTTCAATACGAGCAACTTCTGTGCCATCTCTTTGTTGAAATATGATATCTTTTGCGTCTACAATTGGTTTAATAATTATATCACTGGATGAATTAACAATGCTTAATATGTGCGTTCCACCTGATTTGAATTGAAAATCATTGCCGCCTGCATCTAGTATTATGTCAGCGGCCGCATCAACAGTTAAGTTGTTTGCTGATATGACTAAGTCAGTGCCATCACCTTCAATTTTCTCTGACGCACCACCAAACACAATACCAACATCATTTGGAATATGAATATCCGATGTTGCCGCTAAATTAATTTTTGCTCCAGATGTAATAGTTAAGTCTGTGTTATCTGTTTCAATATTTTCGCCACCATCACCAAAACGTAGGCCCACGTTGACTGGAATGTTCACATCTGCAGTCGCCGCCAAGGTTATGTCAGCACCTGATGTGAGTGTAAGGTCTGTGTTGTCACCTTCGATCTTCTCACCTGTACCAAATGTTATACCTACGTTGGCAGGTACTACTACATCTGATGTTGCTGTTAGATTAATTTTGGCACCTGATGCTATGGTTAAGTCAGTGCCGTCACCTGATATCTTCTCACCTGAATCAGCGAATCTTAATTCTTTTCCAGATGCAACTAGTATCGCTGATACATCGCCATCCAGTCGCATAACTTCTGTTGCTGAACCGCCATCGTTAACTGTAAATATTAAATCTTTGTCTGAAGTTGCATTGGCAACTGTTACGTCACCACTAGATGCTGAAATGGCAACGCCATCTGTAACTGTTACACTTGCGCCTTCAACGTCTCCTGTTGCTGTAAAGTTTCTAAAACCAGTGTAATCTTTGTTAGAATCAAGTATTACGGCTTTAGAAGCTACTGCTGTGCCGACAGCCGTAGAACCTATGTCTAATGCGTTAAGTTCACCAACAACTGCAGTGATACCGTCAAGTACATTTAATTCTTCAGGTGTAGAAGTTACAGCCGTATTACTTGCTGCTGCTAAAACTGGTACAGTTCCTGATTGGTTTGGTAAGTTAATTGTTCTGTCATCAGTTGGGTCGATAATAGTCAGAGTAGTTTCATGTGCATCGGCAGTAGCGCCTTCAAATACTATTGCGTTTTCAGCATTCATTGTGACTGTGTCTACAGTCGTAGTTGTGCCTGCTACAGTTAGTTTCGGTACAAGTAATTCTCCAGTGCTTGGGTTATAGCGTAGCGCTCCGGTGTCATCTAATAAAGCATTTGATTCATTGTGAAATACAACCGGAAAGTTTGTGTTAGCTGTGCTATCGGCAACTGTTACTGTTGCTGCTAGTGTTGCATTTGCTACTGTTGTTCCGGCAATAACACTTGCTAAAGCAGTACCAGCAACGGTTATAGCATCTGCTTCTAAGGTACCGTCAAAATCACCGTCAACTGCATCAATATTACCTTTAAATATTGTAGCTGAAACTGTGCCTGTACTTGGGTTGTATGCAAAGTCTCCGTCTGACTCTAGCCCAACATTTCCTGTAGCAGAAGTGTCTTCAATGAAAGGTATTAAATTTTCTTCATTAGTACTTTCATTGTCTGCAACAGATACATGAGTAGAGTTAGTAGCATTAGTAACAGTAGTTCCTGCAATAACTGTAGCTAGTGCAGTACCAGCAACGGTTATAGCATCTGCTTCTAGTGTACCGTCAAAGTCTCCGTCAACTGCATCAATATTACCTTTAAATATTGTAGCTGAAACTGTGCCTGTACTTGGATTATATGCAAAATCTCCGTCTGACTCTAAGCCCACATTACCAGTAGCCGAGGCATTTTCTATAAAGGTTATTAAATTTTCTTCATTAGTACTTTCATTGTCTGCAACAGATACATGAGTAGAGTTTACAGCATTAGTTGCATTAGTGATTGTAACTCCAGCAATAACGGTATTAAGTGCAACACCAGCAACTGTAATTGCATCTGCTTCTAACGTGCCGTTAATATCAGCATCACCTTCAATATCAAGTGAGCCAGCATCAAGTTCACCGGTTAAAGTTATATTTCTTTGCCCTGTAGTATCTATATTAGCATCTGTGGTCACTACTTTACTGGCTATTGCTGTACCAGCAGTTAAACCATCTAATAATTCTAATTCTGCTTCAGCTAGAACTGCGTTACCCGCAGTGAAACCCGCACCAGATACAACACCTGTAACACCTAAAGTTCCTGATATATCAACCGCACCATTAATATCAACGGTAGTTGCTGCTATCTGTATCTCAGTATCAGCAATTAAATCTAATTGACCGTCGGCCGACGAATTAATAGATATGGCCGTATCTCTAAAATATAATTTCTCTGTAGTTGACAATAATAGATCATCAGACAATTGAAAATAATCTTCGTCCTCCATCCATGTTAAAACACCATCATTAGTCTCACCGTCAAAGGTCAACGAATAATCGACCCCTGTAGCACCATTACCAATAACTACACTATCACTGCCGGTTATAAAAAGTGATTTACTAGAAGGTAATGTTACAAAAACATCTTTGACTCCTGCACTAAAACTAACCGCATTACCACTGTTAGAACTTGATACAACAGTAGTACGAGCTAAAGTATCCGTTGTTTGATCATCTACGGTACCTATGCCTAGTTCCCATTCATCAGCAGTACGATGCACAATAGCGTAGTAAGAAGTATTGCCATCACCGATAGCAGTTACAAAAGACTGAAAACCTGTAACTGGACCTAAAAGATCAAGTGTTCCGGTTCCGGTTGTTGTTGTCGTTTCTCTGACTCTATCTTCTATTTTTAAAACCATATTTATTTACTAAAGTTATCACTACGTTTTAGCCTTAATTCAGCGTTTACAGCTTGCACTGCTTCTACAAAACGTTGTTGGTATACTTGTTGTTGCTGTGGGTTTTTATCGTAGACACTTGCTTCTATTAAAGCTCCATATAATAGCGCATCGTAAGCATTGTCAGTTAACCAATTTGTTGCAGTGCTAGCACCTAAAGAAGCAAATCTAGCCCTGTAATTCATTTCAATAGTTAAAGCCGCACTTGGTGTAGGTGCAATTAAGAAAAAATCATCATCCCAATCAGCGTAATATTTAGGGGTGGAAGTAGTACTTCGTGTAGGCCAATACTCATTTAGGTAGCTTACATCTCTGTACTCTAATGCGTCACGGGTCGAAGCAGAATCTAAAACTTGAAAAGACAGCATGCTTACAAGATCACTTGGTTTAGTTATAAAAGGGTCATTTACTGTCAAAACTGACGTTGCGTGTTTTTGTAAACCCGGACAGTTTTGCAACTCTCTCGATAAACGAAGTTCCGTTGTAGCTATAAATTGCAGGCTTTGGGTAGCAAAATCAGAACTATTGTTTTCGGTAATATCTATTAAATCTTGTTTTAATATTGTAAAAGTTGTCATGCTACGGTTACCTGCCCTAGATCAAAACGTATTGTTAAGTTATTAATTATTGTTTGTGGTTGCATCCCTGAAGAACTAAAAATACTATCGGCACCTTGACCTATTTTTGCAAATAATACAGGTTGTTCTTGCGGTCGTGCATCCGCTAACGCTTGACCGTCTGCTTTAATTGGACCCGGTTCTAATTGGGGATGTTTGGATTCAAATTCAGTTTTATGTACAAAAGAACCATTCCATTCTTTCATCATTTGTTTGTAAGGAAAAGCTACGCCACTTCTATCTGAAATAGCTTTTGCGTATTTTCCTCGTGCGTAACTAGCCATGTTATTGAGCAAACGGGTTTGCCGCCTCAACTTTTAGCTCTTCTACTTTAGCATCAGTAAAATTAACTTTAGCTTCGATGATTGCTATTTGTTTGGCAAGTTCTGCTATCTGTTCTTGTATGCCTGATAAATCTACCGTTTCATTGACCACGTAGTCTTTATTTTCTATTGCAGATAGCCTAGTTTGAAATTCACCCCATGCATAAAACCCTCCGCCGATTCCGGTAATGGCTGCAAAAAGCGCTGCCGCTGATGTAAGTTTATTGAACATTTTGTGCCTCCAGTAATCCTTTTAGTATAAAATATGCCTCGTTAGTATTGTTCCTAGCTTTGTTCACTTTTTGCGTGTGCTTTATAACTGGATCAATACCTATCATTGCAAGTATCTTAGTAGGGTCATTATAGATAGTTTTACTATAACTTTCAAGACTGATCTGATTAAAGAAAGCCGGGTTGCCGTCCGATAATTGACGGTTGTCTATCATGGCTGCATTGAGGGCGGTGTAACTTGACATATCAGGTTGCTGTGCTGCCATTTCTCTACTAAGTACCTCGCTAACTACGTCCAATGTAGCTGCTACCTGTTGTATTTTATCGGTAACTTGTTCTTTAATCGTTTGTTCTATTTTAGCTACGTCTATCTTAACTTCAGGTTTTTCTTCAACAACTTCTGGTTCTATATCTTCTTCCACTGTTGGCTCAGGTTCTGGCTCAGGTTCTGTTTCAACTGGCTCCTCGACAGTTTCTTCTTGTTGGGTATTGTCTGGCTCTGGTGTTGGTTCGTCTGCAATAAGCTCTTCGCTGCTGGATTGCTCTTCAACTTCTGGTTTGGTTTCTGGTTCTTCTGGCTCATTAACAGGTTCCTCTTCCATTTCTTGCATGGGTTTGTCTTCTGGTATTGGTTCTGGTTCTGGCTCAGGCATAGGCTCTGGCTCTGTTGCTGCCATCATAACAGGTTCTGCTATTTCTTCAATAGGTGGCTCTTCCATAATTTCTGGCTCATCAGTAAACATTTCTACAAAATCATTTGTGTCAACGGGCTTGGTATCAAACATTTCTACGTCTTCTGGCATACCTACATCAAAATATTCTTCTGTTGGCATATCAGGTATACCCATGTCTATGTTCGTATCTACATCAGGTGCGTCCATAACTACAATTGTTTCTACATCAGGAATGTATGCTATCTCAAATGTAATAGGAGGTGCTTCATAATAATCTATCTCATCTATTTCTATTTCTTCCGGTACATATACAATTGTTTCTGGAACATAAGTATCTATTTCATCTATAATTATATTATCTACATCAATATTATCTATTATTTCTTCCACCGCATCTATTTCCTCTTGGCCCGGACAGGTTGGTGGGTTTTTTTCATAACAGTATTCTATAGTGGTAATGCTGGTTTGTGATAAAGTTTGATAATCTATTTTGAGTGTGGGCGAACGTAAATCTACGCCGGCATGTCCTCCATTATAAGTAGCTGAACCTTGTATATCAAAATTAAAACCTGCCGTGATACTACCATGAGTTAAGTTTTCATTGGGGGCTACAATCAATGTGTTCGCATATGGGTTAAATTGATAATTGTGATTAGTAGTATCTTCAAAGGTTGTGCTTTGTTTGGTGTAATTACCTAGGTTATCTAATGCTGTTTGATACATAGTAAAAGTTGACGCTTGACTATTCCACCAACGCGCTTGTACACCAAAGGTAGAAGTAAACCCTAGTTGGATTTCTGCTTCAGTCATAATATCAGTACTGTTGACTGTAGTTTCTAAATACTTTTGATGTTGACCAGTGACGAATATATTTTCGGATAGGTCTGAACTATCTGGAAATTGTGTGCCTACCCAAGTACCATCATTCCAAATTTGTGAAACTAAATTGTTTGT